AAAGACAGCCATATCCGCAACAACGTTAATTCGATTTGGATATAAATAACATGAAATTTTTTGCATTTGGATTAAGTCCTTACTACTATTTATATGGTAAAACTAAGAGATAACATAGAGAATAAATTACCCTTTATAAGCGTATTAAACTACGGAGAAGAGGAATACGTGGGTATAATAATAAATCAGGATCAATTCGTAACTAGTTTTTATGATTTAGAATCTGTAAAAAGCCATGATGAAAAAACTCAGCTACTTGAGCTGGGAGAAATATGGTGGTGGGAAAGCAATAGACAAGTTCCTATCAATATTTTCCTAAGAAGAGAAATAGAACCTTTTCGATACAGTATTAAAACATTCAACAGTAAAGATGTTAGAATAATCTTAGGTCCTGTTGTTAATTTACTGAATCTAACTCTAAAAAGAGTCAAAAGAAAAAGTGTTCAGCTGGTTAGAAAACCACCTAAAGGTCAATAATAACCGTAGCTTATTTTTTCACAAATAAGATTCATCTGAACAATTACTGTCATAGCATACGCAATGGCATGTGCCTTTTTAAAATAGTATTCACCATTCTCTGGAGGAATCCATATCTCCGTCATTATCTCCGGCCATGTCTTCCCAATCAGGTGCCTCTTCGCGGGCCTTATCATAGCTAGGACGGCAGCTAATTGTTCCACGGAAGTAGGGCAAGTATTCCTCAGAATTGCACCATGGCCGTTCAAATGAAATAACAGATCCACAAACTCGTCTTGATGTAAAAGTTCCCATATTGGTTCAGTCTCCATTAGTTGAAGTAAATGATTTTCATCTCTAATGTCCTTATACAAGCTGACATTTAAAAAATCTAATTTAAAATAGCCTCTTTCCTCTGCTTGCTTATATTCTATTGTTGACAAATTATCTACAGGATTATTAGGAATGGAGTGAAAATAAACCCCTGTGTTATGTGTAACTAACTTATTCAAGTCAAGTCTACTGGCCTTAACATGTTTGAATAAAGCAAGGGCAGCAGATCTATCAGCAAAATCAATATCTATATCTGGCATTATTGTACAATCTTAGTTTCAAATAATAATAAAGGCAATTGTTCTGCTAGGAATGAAGCATATTCGTCAGCTGATTCTAAATCTTCAAAACCAGTTAATTTTACATAAACAGTGGCATCATCTTCACTAAGTATAACCTCCATATTAAGTTCAGTTCTACTTTCTTGCGTACTTGGGTTCATAAATCAGCCTCCTTAACGACATCTTGAACTAGCCCTAAATTAATCCTATCGGTCTTGAATCTTTTAACCCAGACTTCGGGATTAATTATATTACTTATCGATGCTAATTGCTCGTCGTTAAGTGTAGCTAATAATTTTTTACCAGTTTGACAATTTAACAATAACCATGGACTTATTTTACCATCTTTAATATCAAATGTAGCCCTACTGGTGCTAACATATTTAAAATAATGATTCCACACACTGTTGTTTTGTGATGCCCATGCGTCCATTGTTTGGATGCTTCTTTCTAAGGCAACAGAGGCATGTTCTGTATGAATTAAATCTAAAACATATTTTTCATACAGTTCGTCTCTACACCAATGATCTAATTTAACTCCGCTTTTTACTACCCAATCAATAAAATGATCAGGATATAAAGGATTTACATTACTAACAAAGCTACCGAATTTTACAAATGCGTTGTAGTACGGACTTTTAGCAAATTCTTCGTAGGTTTTTGTGCCTTTTAGATTTTGTGTTGTTTGAAAAAATCTAACAAAGGCTTTATATCCGATAATAACATGTTTTTCTGATGCTGCTAGAAATCTTCTTTTCTGTTCACAAACATGAGTTATTAATGTACTTTCTTTACTGTACCCATGTTTACAATACTGACAGACATAAGGCTTCTCTTTCATCATTAGATTAAAATAATTTTTCAATTTCTTTATCTTCGTATCCGTGTTCGAAAGCTAGGTCTTTTAATTCTTTGGTAGTCATAATTTCTGCTAACAGTTCTAGTTCATCTTGTTTTCTGTTAGGATATATATCACTTAAAAATTTTACTTTTTTTGTTTCTGTCTTTTTTCTTTTAAAACTTAACCATTCATGAAAGAACAGTTTCCTGCTTTCATGACTACACATACACAATAACTGCCATAGTAGTTTAGGATGCTTTTGAAGAGTGTTCCAGTGCTTGTTGTAATACTCGTTGACAGTGAGTACAAAATGTTCTTGAACTTCTCGGGATTGACCCTTTACGTTACTAATATATCGATTTAAAATGAACAATTCGCTTTTTAATGCTTTTCTTTGTTCGTCATTGATATCGTCCCATAAATTTTTAGCTCCTAAATCGATGGCTGCTAGTTTATCTTTTAACTCTATTTTCTCGCTCATATTCTTCACTCATTTTATATACAAGTATAGCACGATCTAATGCTTTACGTACAGCCTTATTGGTTCGTGCAGCACGACGCATGGCAATAACTAAATCATGTTCATCTAGATCAATTCTTCCTTCTGAACGACCAATTTCAAATCTTTCTCCTGGCTCAGCACCAACTTCTCTTGCGTAGGTAATACCGTCCGCTTGTTCATAGATGTATGTTGCTCCAGGTTTGAGTCTACTCATATTACAATAATTTAGAAAGATCTATTAATTCATTTTGTCTAGATATTTCTTTAACAAAATAAGTACACAGGCTTTTATGTTTATTGTTTAATGGCACAGCTAGTAATTGGCTGTTTTTCATTTTAGGAAAGTACCATTTAACATCATTATAAAAATTAACAATTTCAATAGGCTTAAATTCCACTCTAAAACTTGTTAAAGGATTAAAACACAGTGCTTCAAATCCTCGATCATTAAGACTGGTTAGAGGTAAAATTTCTATGTCGCAACTGCTTTGACTGTCTCCTACGGCTATACTCCAATCAATGGGCATTGCGATTTCATCTTCTCCGATTCTTAATACCATTGCTGGACTGTTAAAACTTTCTAGGAAAATTAGTGGTTGAAAGAAAAAATCTGGTTCTTGAGGATTACTGTTATCTAGTACAGCAAATCTCATACTGTCATCTACTTCATCGGGTAGATTATTTAAATCAAAGGGTAAGTTATCTAAAGTTAAAATCATCATGTGGTTATTATACAACAATCGTTATAGATTGTCAATTCCAATTTATTTTTTCAAGCGTGAACGGATATTTGGCTTCTTTGTAAAATTTCTTGCGTTCTGTTAAATGACGCTTGGCATATTTACAAGTAGAAGTTATGTCCCAGATTTGGACGAAGTCTTTATCTTCAGCTTTTCTAATACCTCGTCCAATACTTTGTATAACCCGTGTAAAGCTTTTTCCGGGCTCCAAAAGAACCAGATTAAAAATCCTAGGGATATTAATACCCACAGCGGCCACACCATAAGTCGCCACAATAATCTTGTTATCTGAAATTTTAACTTCATCATATTCTTCTTTCCGGTCTTTAGTTTTTACCTCACCAGAAATGAAAACACTATCTGCGATTTCATTTCTTATAAATTTACCAGATTCAATACGATTAACAAGTACTAGAGTGTTGCCTGTTTGAGCAATATCTTTTATTAAATTACTGATATGTATCATTCGATCTTCATCAGTAACTAGATATTTGTTTTCTTCAGCATAACTTTTAAATTCTGGTAAGTCGATATATTGTAACACATTTACATGACATTGAGCAAGGACTCCTTTGTCTTGTAATTCCTTAGCGCTGACCTTTCCTACAACAGGACCGATACTGGCAAAAATACTTTCAAACTCAAATGGTTCTTTAGGGACTGTACCAGTCAATCCCCATCGAATAGGTGCGTTACACATATTTTGTGTCAGTAGATTTTTAAGAACTTCTGCTTTTGCCTGATGTACTTCATCTACGATAACTGTTTGTACTCCGTCTAAAAATTCAGTTAATGAAACAATTTCATGTTCCATATTTTTAGATTTTTTGTCTAATATGTTTAGACTTTGCCAAGTACAAATAGTGTGTGTTTTGTTTAAATCTTTTCTATCACCATAATAAACTCCAACATCTAAACCAACATTGATAAAATCTTCTTCTGTTTGTTCAACAAGACTTTTGTTAGGCACAATGGTTATAGAACGACCGTAAGGTTCACACAATTTTGCCAATGTAGCAGTCATAATCGTCTTACCAGCACCAGTTGCTACTTCTTGTAGTGCCTGGGGATTTTTAAGAAAATTGTTAACTACTTCTACTTGATCGTCGCGTAATCTAATAGGCTGTCCTTCAAATCTATGACCCTTAGGCCAACATTGATCCCCCCAATAATCTTCTTTTACTTCGGGAAAAGTAAGATTAAGATGATTTCTAAGATCTTCAATTTCTTCTACTTCAACATCACATTTTTCCAGTATTTCTAATATGCGAGGAAGTTGGTTAATATAACCGTTGCCGCCCATACCAAACAGCGTAACGCTGCCATCCCATCGACCTAATTTGTAAGCAGGATGATATCGAGCATAACCGACTTCATATTTAAAGTTGTTAACTAACTTCCTGCGAATCTCAACAGGAAGGCCTTCTAATTTTATATTAACTTCGTCTTTTATGATTAATTTACAGGATGACATCTACTTCTTTCGTGAGGGGTAATTTATCAGTGTAGTAAATTATAAGGTCAACACTTCGAAGATAGCAATAACTTTTATTTTCTTTGAAGGTACTTGTAAAACTAATAATAGACTCAGGCTTCCATCCCATTTTTACCATGAATTTTGGCAATTTACTGTTAGCTATACCTACCAATGTAACGTTGTCGTCTAATAATTTGTTGTATCCAAACTCTGCCACTGTTGAATTGAATCCGATCTTATCAACATTCGAATCAAATCTAAAATATATTCCTATGTTCGAAATAGCGTTATTTGAAGATTCGACATTTTTTATCAAATCTAGTGATTTTTTGTTAATTTTCGGATCATGACCTTCGAACACACACAGTAAAGGCCATCTCTTTAACTGTTGTAGTGCGTTGACAAGGTCTGAAAACAAATATTGTTTTGGGTCTATGTAAATTTTTGGAGATTTTCTTAATGCTATTTTTTCAGCCAGTGAAAAATTACCAATTTTTTCCGAAAAATTGTACTGATACCGAATTTTTCGGTCATGTATCAAAATTTTGTTTTCGTTAGATAGTGCTCCTATGTCTTCCTCTAATTGTTTTTTCAAAATTTCATTTTCATTCAGAAAAATGTCAAACGGCTTTTTTTGACCTCTCATGATTTTTTCAATTTCGAGGTAAAAATCCATGATTTTTTCTTCAATTTCGAAGTCATCTTTCAAAAAAGTTGATACTAAGGTATACACATTTTTTTCAGTGAGCATTATGGCGTAACTTTTTGACCCTACTGCCGAAATTGCTCCGTCAATTTTTGAGTTGAGAGCAATCAATTTTTCTTTTATCCTCTTGTCATAGGTAAATTCCACTAAAATTGTGTCTTTCAGGCTAGTTGATAGTGAAATTTTTCTAATTCGTTGAATTGTTCTAAATGCTTGAGACCATAAATTGTTTTTTATGATAGAATCAAAATTAATTTCAATTTTTTCTAGGACCTCTTGGTTTTCAACAAAAATTTTTACCAATAATTTTGACTGATTTTCGGTCAAAAAATGACCCTTGTCCATCTGATTGAATAAACTGAGTAAAATTCTTTTATCTTTAGTAGGAATAAGTTTACTATTGCTTTTGATAGTAGGTACTACTCGTCTCAATAGGTAATCCACGGTTAAATTCATGATCGTTCTATGTCTTCTTCCTCGCATTTTTCGCCATATTGTATTTCTACAATTTTACATGGGGCGTCAAATGGATTATAAAGTTGATGCCATTCATTTTTTTGAATAATAAAGGTGTCGTGACACTTTAAAACTTTTCCAGGAAGGATATAACCGCTGGACATTTTTTGATTTACTACACATTGTCCTTCTGCCACTATCCAATGTTCGTTTCTACTGGCATGACGCTGCATAGACAATGAACGCTCGGGCAATACTGTCAGTTCTTTGACCTTACAACCTTGAATATCATACAAGACTCTCCAATGCCCCCATTGTCTATGTGTTTTAGGAGCTTTCCATTCTTCTAAAATCCAAGAACTTGAATTTTTTTTATCATCGCCTCCTACGCCAAATATAAATTCAATGTTAGAGTCAACAATATCCATCTCTGGAATGTTGTGTTTTGTTCTATCCCCACCATTAGCAAAAATAATTTTGTTAGTTGGGTAATGAGCGCGAACTTGCTGGATGAAATGTCGAGCAGATCCATCTTCGTCGTCAAATGTAAACACTTCGTCGACCATTGCGAGATTGTTTATAACACATAGACGTTCATTCCATGGCATAAACGCTCGACCTTTTTTACGTTCTAGCCATTCGTCACTATTCAACCCTACAATTAGCATATCCCCAAGCAATTTAGCCGCTTTGAAGTAGGCTATATGGCCTGAATGTAGAGGATCAAATCCTCCAGTTACTAAAACAATGTTCATAAGGTAGCATCTTCCATTCCAGCAACACGAAGCTTAATAATATTACTCAATTGCCATTGTTTAATGTCTAAACTTTTGGTAATACCAAGCCATTTATTACGTAACAGGGCAAATTCATTGATAATTTTTTCCATATCAACAACATCAGCTTCGCCGTCGACATATTTTTCAACATCTCTGCTGGTTAGAGCACGTTGATATGTTTCAAGGTATTTTCTAAACAAAGAACTACGCAATCTGCGTAGTTCAATGTTCAAATATTCCAAAATTGCTTCAATT